TTAACAGATCGTGAATCATAAAGGAATGGAACATTTTTTCAATTTTTATCACAGTTTTGACATGAAAGTCGCAGGAGTTCTCCCTTGTTCGGGAGCCTGTCGAGGGGCACTTTCATTCGTTTCTAGATTTTTGGTATACAATCAGAAACAGCTTCAAGTTCTTAGGGACTTGAAGGATCAAAACCAGTCCTCCAACGATCTCGATGAGTTCTCTCGCTCACAGGATAAACACCTGTGGCGAGTAATTTCTCATTTGAGACCAAAATCGTTGGATTTTTTGCTCCAATTGACGCATTCTAATGAGCGTCTGATCGCAAGGGACCACCATATACGGGTGGCTTTTCATATTCTTGATATAATCTTCGAGTGCGTTTCGATTGTCTATGGGGACTCGATTCCGAAAGAGGAATTGGACAGAGATCTTTCTTGTTCTTTTTTACTTTTTTTGGATTGGGTTGTTGTGGGTGATTGGGATCAACAAGTGAAGTTTCACCTTAACTGGTTCTTCTGCAAATACATGAAGCAGGAGATGCCGGAGCAGATTGAAACAAATAATCAGAATGGAAAACTATTTTTCGGGCGACTTGACCGTTGGTTAAAGAAGAAACTCCTAAGGAGATCTCAAAAAACACTGATTTTTCTTCAAACAGTGCTTCAAGGGATCAAGAGAGGAATGCCTTCCTTAACCGAGGAACAAGTCAAGAAATCGGCCGAAAAACATAGAGACAGGCTCAGCGAGCGCCATGAGACTCCTGGGGACCTTCTTGACGAAGTCAGAAGGACTGCATCTGAAATTTGGGGGGAATCGGTGAAAATCGGTACACCCACTGAACGTTCAATGATCAGTTCAAAGGCTTGTTATGAGGCTCCCAGATCGGAGTCAGGTGCTCTCGGCTTGCTTTTGCGAGAAGCGGTTATTAAGACTCAGACTTACTTCGACGATACTAGCTCTTCGTCGGAGGACACAGATAACACTCCACTTGGGGATTGTGATGAACTGTCTGAGATAAAGTTTAGTGATTTTTGCTTGGGTGCTAGGGATGACCTATTGAGCGAAATGAGATATAGCCCTAAGAGTGGGGTTGTGGAACTTCGAACTGATTTAGACATTAAGTCGGTAATTTTGGAACACCGAAGTTTGCCCAAAAAGTTTGGTCCGGCTAGAAGCCATACCAAGTTCATTTTAGAACCACTCAAAGTTAGATCGATTACAAAAGGTTCGTATCGGTCAAATGCTTTATACCCGGAGATTCAGAAACAACTCTGGGGGGGCCTTCAAAATTTCAAACAATTTCGGTTGACGGGAGAAACGGTCAACCAGGATCACGTTAAGGATCTTACTAAGACTTGGAGCAAGCTTGGTCTTGGATCTTGGACTGCCATGGTTTCGGGCGATTATTCAGCGGCGACAGATTGTCTGCATGCTGATGTAACGTTGGCGGCGTTAGAGGGGATTACTTCAGATCCTCTCACGTTTAGCTTAATGAGAGAGAATCTCTGTGAGCAGATCATTTCTTATGATAAAAACTTAGAACTTAATGAGTTTCGTCAGCAGAATGGTCAGCTTATGGGGAGTATATTCTCATTCCCAATTTTGTGCTGTGCTAACATTGCAGTCTATAGGTCTTCGATGGAGTATGCTTTTGGTCGAAGGTTTGCAATCTCTGAATTACCTGTCCTCGTAAATGGCGATGACATCCTTTTTCCTACAACTGATCATCATTATCAATGTTGGAGTGATGATATTAAGGAGGTTGGTTTTAAAAAATCTGTTGGAAAGAATTTCGTTTCAAAAGATTTTTGTATAATCAACTCTACTTGGTATCAGCATTCTGAGTTTGAGACTGGTGATAGAATAGAGAACTATGATGTGGAACATGATTTCAAATTTATTCCATACATAAACTGTTCTTATCTCAGTGGGATTAAGAAAGGTACTGATATGAGTGAGAGGGACGATTCGACTTGGTCGGATCGCCTCTTTAACTTGAAAGGAGCTTTTCGTGACTGGTTGGGCGGAGAGATGCCGTCCGCTATTGGGACCCGCTTCAAACAAGCAATTAAATCAAGACTTGATGTTCAGGCGTCAAGATATTCAGACTTCGATTTAGGTCTGGACGATTCCGTACCTATGGAGATGGATCAAGATAATCTCGAGATCTTTCATCATGAGTTCCTGCGGAAGGAGCAGAAAAAGACTGGTCAGTCCAAAAGACTGAACCCTCAGACAAAATTCGCTTATGGCCTGGAAAAAATCGCTCTTAAGAGTGATTCTCCCAATGTACCTAGTTTGTGGAAAAAGTTCTGTCGTCGAGGATGTAAGAAGAATCATACTGTTGAACAGATTGATTCAAACGCATTTGAAACAACTACAATTTCGGAAATTAGAGATATTGAGAGGATCTTCTCTTGGGAGAGATCCAGGAAAGTGTTCAGGGAAACAGAACACTTTATGAACATGAAGCGACGGGTGAAGAATTTATTCCAAAGGAGGGATAGATTTGAATCTGACTTCGCTCTTGAGTATCCTCTCTCTAGATCACGAGAGAGCATCAAATGGAGCAAGATTTTGCGGGGTTTGGCTGATTGAAACCAGAGATCGAGATGCAGAGGACAACACTCTTAATGGGCATTTTCAGTTTAAAGTATTCATAATCATGAAGGAGTACGGGCAATTCGATAGGATTGAGATAAACCAGGAATCAACTTGAAAAAGTAGTTGGAGACTGGAGTGAACGGTTTGGAGGCAGAGACTTCCATAGGTTACACGTTATCCACTCGAATTGGCGTTGGGAAACTCTATAGCTTTTAACATTCGTGTTAGGGGCGTTTGATCTTTGATGCTTTAGCGGAACTAC